GGCCTTTGCCAGGCAGAGCCTGGCAGGTGGCGGTATAGTGGCCGACCTGGATGCGGTCGCCGATCTGGACCTCGTTGGTTTCGATGGTCATGGTGCGGTTAATTTTCATTTGTGTGTCCTCCTTAGTCTTTCATGTAGAACGGGGTCTCGTAGCCGTCACCCCGTAGTGGTAAACCGGGCGCCCAGGGGATCGCCTCACCCATGCAGGCGTTGATCCGCTCCAGCGCGTCGGTGTCTTCGATTGGCACGTCAACGATCATCTCGTCATGGACGTGCATCACGATGTTATAGCCCAGAGCTGCGACCCTCTGCATGGATATGGCCAGGCAGTCTCTGGCGATGGCTTGGGTGATGTTCTCGACCAGCTTGCCGCCGTAGGTCTCAGTCTCTCCCCATTGCTTGGTTTCCCGATTGACTCCCATGTAGACGATGTGCTCGCGGCCGTCCCTCGGGTCCATCTTCAGGTGGGTGTTCCAGTAGCAGAGCTTCCGGCCGCTGGGCAGCTTGATGAACAGGTTGCCGTTGACGTAGCCGAAGGCGATGCCGTTCTTCAGCCGGACGGTGCGGTGTTCTTCGATGACTGTCCTGGCCGCCATCTCGCAGTTGCGCCAGAGCTTCACCACGCTGGGGTTGGCCCCCCGCCACTGGTCCACGACGCTCTGGAGCTCGTCCTCCGGGATGGTGCCGCCTTTGTCCATGCGCTTCATGGCGCCGACGCCGCCTTGGTAGCCGCAGGCCAGAACTGCGACCTTTCCTTTTTGGCGGAGGTGGCTGTTGGCTCCGTGCTTTTCCACGGGCACGTGGTACATCATGGAGGCGGTCTCGCAATAGATGTCCTTGCCCTGCCGGAAAGCTTCCAGGGTCCATTCCTCGCCGGCGATCCACGCCAGCACGCGGGCCTCGATGGCCGAGAAGTCAGAGACGACGAAGCGGCAGCCCTCTGATGGGATGAAGGCCGTCCGGATCAGCTCAGAGAAGACGAAGGCCGTCTCTCCGAACAGTGTGCCCATGGTCTCGAAGTCTCCCTCGGCTGCCAGCTCGCGGGCCAGGGCCAGATCCGGCAGCGTGTTCTTGGCCAGGTTGTGCGTCTGCACCAGACGGCCGGCCCAGCGTCCGGAGCGGTTGGCGCCGTAGAACTGAAGGATGCCTCGCAGCCGGTGATCCTGGCAGTGCGCCACCAGCATCGTGCTGTACTTGGCCACGCTGGTCTTGCCCAGGGCGGTGCGGATCTCCAGCACTCTCCGGACGATGTCCGGGAGATCCGGATCTCGCAGCGCTTCGGTGATGGTGTCCTTGGTGACGCTGGTCATCTCCACGCCCTGCTCTGCGAGCCAGCGCTTCAGCTGGGCCAGGCTGTTTGGGTTTTTCAGTCCGGTGAGCTCCTGGGCTTCTTCCTGGAGCTCCTGCCGGCGCCGGGTGTCATATTCGACGATCTTCTCGACCATGGGGATGTCGAGCGCCACGCCGTTGTCGTTCATGTGTTGGTCCAGAGCCCAGAGCTCCTGCTCTGACTCCGGTGTCTTGTAGATGGATAGCTTCCGTAGGATCTCCTGCTCGGTCACAACGTCCTGCCGGTTGTAGCTCTTGTAGAGTTGCCACTTGGCCGGGTCATGCTGTGGGAGGTTGCGCGTCCTCTGGCCGTTGGTCCGGGTCGGCTTGCACGGCTTCGAGAAGAACTGGATCAGAGCTTTGCCCTGGGGGTCCTTCAGCTTCTCAGGAGGAAGGCCCAGCACCTCGCCGGCGCCTGCCAGATTGCCCGGCAGGCCCAGCGTCAGCGCCTTGACCATCGTGCAGCGCCACTCCTCCGGCGGCATGGGCTTCTGGAGCCACTTGGCCAGACAGGTGCGCTCGAAGTTCGCGTTGAAGGCGGTCTTGACGATCTG